GAGGTTATGCAGCACTTGTAAAATCTGCTCTTGGAACTGAGGAGGATCCACCCGTGCAAGTTGGTGGGTGTATGAGATTTCGGTATACCGGATCAGAAGCAAGTTGTCAGGTAGAAGTGAAACCTGATACTGATAATGAGATAGTATCGAAAATTGGTGTGAAGGGTTCAGAGGCTGTTGACAGTAATTTTGGAGCCGATGGTATTCTTGATTTGTCTGCAGTAGATCAAGATACTCTCGGAGAACTTGTAACTGTGATTGATGCGTATGATGACTATGATGCAGAGAAGGTTTTCGGCGGAGATTCTTTAGACATTAAAACGGTTGCTGTAGAACTTCAGTATGGACAAGGAAAACTTGGGTGTATGTTTGGTTTAGTGCCGCTGCATCTGGAGTGTATCGTCATGTTTTTACAGCAGATTTAAGTAGCTCAGAAAAGCCGACTCTCTCACTTCAGAAAGACGGTTACCAGGACAACTTCCTTTATGCAGGATGTGTTATTGATGTACTTTCTCTAAGTGGTGCATTAAAAGCTATTATAGAGGGGAGCGCGACTGTTCTTGGTTTTACAGAAACAGCAAGTCAGAGTGCAAGCAGCTTATCTCTTGCAGATGTTGATCCGGTTATCTTTTACAACGGAGACTTTTCGATTGGTGGTAAGGACTATGACTACATCCGGAACTTCGACCTTTCAATTGCAAATAATCATAATCCGGATGGGTATGGAGTTGCATCACTTGATCGACAGTATCATCAAAAAGGGAAGATGGAGATTACTGGGACGATGGTAGTCAGATTAGATTCAGATTCTTTTGCAGAAAGAGCAAAGGTATTTGCAGATACACAAGTTGCACTGAGCTTTTATTTTAAAGGCGATGATATTGCAACAGATATTCCAGAATTAATGCTTATTGAATTACCTTATTGTAGCTTACAGAACTTCGACTTCTCCGAGAATGCTGGAGTATTTGATGCTTCTATGGGATTCAAGGCAACTAAGCCAAAGGGTACTGTATACAATGAGCCGATTACTTTTACGATGCTGAATACAGATAGTGCTGTGTGTAAATAAAAAAGGAGAAAAGAAATGGGTTGGAAAGATGATGCCAGAAAGGTGCAAAGAGAACATAAAGTAGAGTTAAAAACTTTACCAGAACATTGGGTTATCGTTCGCAAGTTTACTATTTTACAAAATGAAAAAATGAATGCTTGGCGGGATCGTATTGAGTTGGATAAAGACGGAATTCCGAAGCTAAAGAAGGAAGGAGAGTTTCACGGGTTTTTTAAACTTGTGCTCTCTTTTGGCATTCTTGACTCCAATTTTACAAAAGAAGATAATGTTACTGAAAGCTTTCAAGATACAGAGTTTTTAGATGAGTTAATGCAGTATGCAGAAGTTGCAGAAGAAATATATACTGCAGTGTTGGAGTATAACCGCCCTTTAGCAAAAGCGAACGACAAGCTATTAGAGACTGTACAGAATGGATTAGTAGAGGAACAAAGTTCAAAGAAGGAGAAAAACTCCCAGACGGAACAGACCCGGTAAATAAACTTCAGAAATGGGGTCCGTTTATCGCTGACTGCCTTCGGTTTCTTGATGGTGATGGAACATATCGGCATTGGAAGTATGGCTCAGACTACAGTGAACAGCCGTGGATAGACGTTCAGATTTACGATGAGATTCGTAGTAGACATGCACAACTAGAGAACGAAAAAATTAAACAGATGACAAAAGTATCACCTAATCTTTCTATGCGACCGAGGAGTAGATAAATGGGTACTCGTACCAATGTTGATATAGAAATAAGAGCAAAAGATAAAGCCTCAAAAGAAATAAAGAAGACAGAGAAGTCTCTTGGTGGTATAGAAAAGAGTGCCGGTGCTCTGATTGGAAAAATGGCTGGAGTAGCTGCCGGGGTTGCTGTAGCTGGAGTAGCTTTGACAAAAGCATTCGATGCTGCTCAATATGCAGCGACAGTTCAGCAGACAGAAATGTCATTTCGATCAATAGCAGCTGAAGCTGGAGTGATGGCAGACGATGTTATTGATAATATGAAGAGAATGTCCGGAGAGACAATTAATGAACTTGATATGATGTTAGCTGCAAATAGAGCTAACTTATTAGGTTTGCCTGTAGATAAGTTTGATGAGTTAATGGCAATTGCTCGTGCGTCTGCTACTGCTACCGGTGGTGCAGTAAAAGATATGTTTAGCGATATTGTAGTTGGTATTGGTCGTGCGTCTCCAATGATTTTAGACAATTTAGGTATTGTAGTAAAAGTCGGTAAAGCCAACCTGGACTATGCAACTGCAATTGGTAAAACTGTTAAACAATTAACTGATCAAGAAAAGAAAACTGCTCTTCTTAATGCTGTTCTCAAAAGCGGTGAAGATATAATTCGAAAAGTAGGAGAAGCAGGCCAAACAGTTACAGCAGCAGAATACTTTCAGCAAGCAGAAGCCGCTGCAACCGATTTAAAGGCGACTATCGGTGAGCTTCTACTTCCTACCTTTATAACATTTTCAACCTACCTTACAAAAGCCCTTCGTGCAATTCGTGACATGATTCAACAAACTCAGGCAGTTAGAGAAGCAATGTCTATTGATGTTTTAACCGGAACACTGGCAGAGCTACAAAAAAGTTATGATGTATTAACAGAACAGATTAATACGTTAACCGCTTCTCAGGAAGCAGGAATGAAAACACAGGGTAGAACTAGAGAGGAAACCGATGCGGAAATACGTGCGTTAGGACAACAGAGAGAAGCAATTGGTGCCAATATCTATTGGCTAAAGCTTCAAGCAGCAACAAAAGAGAATAATATTGACGCAGCAAAGGGTCTTATCGAAGTAGAAACTAAATTAAAAAATCTTTGGACAGATACTCATGGTTTGGAAGAATATGGTAAATGGTTGGATAAATTGTATCAGCAGACAGAGCAAGCGGGATTAGATAAGCTTTGGATTCAAGTAGAACGTGCCCAAGCTAATCTTGTTACTGCAACTGGAGAAGAAGCAGATAAATTAAAATTAGTTATTGACATGCTTCAAGAAAAGATACTAGCACAGTCAAAGTATGTTGATGACGAAGCAGAGATCATGGCTATTCTTGATGCAGAAAATGAAAAAAGAAAAGCTCTGTGGGAAGAAGAAAAAGCACGTCAAAAGGAATTGGCAGATGCAAAAAAGGTAGCAGAAGCCACCTTAGCTCAATTAATGATGACGGATTTAGAAAGACAATTATCAATGATAGATGCACAAAAAGCTGCTTTATTAGAAGCAGGTGTCTCACCTGAACAGGTAGAGGCATGGTATGGTCCAGCACAAGAAGAGGCTATGGAAAAATATGGAACAGAGGCAGAAAAAGGGCCAGAAGCAGGAGAAGGACCAGAATCAGTTTTAAAACTTTTTGTTGATGGGCTTATGGAAAGTATCGAGGCTATGTCTTCTGTAGTAGCGCTTTTTAGTCCTATGAAAACAATTATACAAGGTGTAATGGATGTGCTTGGTTCTGTAATAGATGAAGTACTTGCTCCGATTATTGGTATTCTTAAAGTTGTAGGAAACGTTGTTGGAAAATTGTTAGTGCCTGTTTTTAAAGTATTGGGATTAGCAACTGAAGCGATAGGAAAAGCATTTGTTTGGTTATATAATAACGCCATTAGACCGCTAGGTAATTTTATTTTGAAGGTAATTACTACTGTTGGAAACTTTTTTATCGGTGCTATAAATGCAGTAATCCGAGCATTAAATAAAATCCCTTTTGTAAATATTAGGACTATTGCAAAATTAAATTATGAGGCAATGAAGTTACAGGCAATTACGTATGAAGGTCTGGTTGGTGCTGGAACCGAAGGTGAACCAGGTGAGCCGGGTGCACCGGGTAGTACCACTTCTATTCAACGTGCTCCAGATATCTATATTACGATTAATGTTGATGGTAGTGTTTATGGCGCAGGGGGTCCTCTCGAAGTAGGAGAACAAATGGCAAGAGCTCTTGAAGAGTATGCTGGAATTGGTGGAAGAATCCACATTGCGGAGGCAATAGCATAATGGCACTTTTTGTTCCTACAACTGAAAACTTCAGAACCGCTGTAGAAGATAGGAAATCTCTCCGCTATATAAAAGTTTTAATTGATATAGACGATGACGATGTACTTGAAGACGTTACTTCTAAACTCGATAGTAATTATTGCCAGGGCGGAGGAAGCGGTCAAGGTGAGCTGGGTGTTTCCACAAAACAATATTCTGTAAAATTAAGAAATTCTGATCAAACATACGCAGACGGTGATTTTGCCGGAGCTATCTGTGCAATTGAAGCTCAGGTAGGATCGACAGAATATGTGCGTATTTTTACAGGGATTGTTTCTGATGAAGGGTGTCAAAGAAGTAAGAAGACGAAGTCAGATGATGTGGTTACAATCAGAATGCACGACTCTTCCAAGTCAAGAGGAATGCGTGTAAAACCCAGACCAACTACATACATAGGTTATAAAATATGTGATACCGTAACTCCAGCAGCTTCTCTCTTTCACCAATTAGCCTATCTATTGGGTCTCTCAGAATCCGATCTTGTAACAGTTACAATTGACCAGACAAAAGACTATTTACCACTCGATGGAAAAGTTACCGCATGGCAGGAATTACAAAACCTGTGTGCACAGTATATTGGACACATGTGTTTCCGTTATGACGGAAAACTACTATTTGTTTCAAGGCATCAAACAGGTTGGACTGATCCTACTTCGGAATGGACTTTTGATGACAGTAATATTCATAGCTGGAATGGAAGAAACAGCTCAGTTGTTTGTAATAAAGTAAAAACAGTTTTTGAAAAATATGAGAATCTCGGTGCAAGAACAATATATAAAAATACCGATGATTGGGATTCGACGAACGAGAGAAATGCAATTACAATAGCAGCAGGTGATTATTGGCCGGGACCTAATTCTCAGGATTTAGCCAGACTTATGTATAAAGATCCTGCCTCTGGTGAAAGTTTTCCTTTTCGAATTAGTATTCAAACACCTTCAATTGGTGCTGTTGGTAGCGGATCTGATATTGAATGTGAAGGTGGTTTATTAACTTTAACTAGTTTTAATGGTTCAACTGGAGACACACATCAAAATCCTGGAAGCTCTGAAATAATTCTACGAAATAATACAGGTTCTACTATTACTATTCGTAAGTTCATAATTAGAGGTACTCCTTTAAGAATACAAAAAAAATGTATTGTAGAGGATGTTGATGCTGATATTGTAGATGACTGGGATTATATAGAAAAAACAATTTCTGGAAAATACGCTGTTAGTGATACACAAGCTCATGTTTCTACACAGCGGTGGCTTGAGTTTGGAAAGGTTCCGAGAAAGATTTTTGATTTTGTGACTGATTGGATTCCGCAGATTCAGGAAGGTGCTGTAGTTACTTTTAACCCGGACGCTTCGATTGATCTATCGGGTGTTGTCGAATCGTATTCTCATACAATAAATGGTCCTTATCGAAAATGGAAAACAAAAATATCTATACGTGAGAAAGAAGATTTTACACCTTCTGGTGATGCAAATGTAGTAGAGGAGGATCAAGGTGATTCCGCTACAGAAACAGCAGAAACTTTTGTAACTCATGAAGAAGCTCAAAATGGTTATGATGATGCCCCTAGCGGAGGAACAACTACTCCTACTCAACCTACGGCAACTGCTCAAGGTTATTACAAAACAATTGTTATTAAATGGGATAGACAGCTCAATCTAACAAACTTCGATCACTATGAAATTCAGGTTTCAGAGGATGAAATAGATTGGTATAGTCTTGCGTTTGATGGTGAAGGTGCCTTTAAAGGTTGGGGTGGTGCACTTGCGGGACTTACTGAAGTACCAATTGAATATATCCTCCATGAGAAT